GGGTGGGGATGAGCGATGACGACGTTACTGGCCATCGACCCCTGCGGCATAGGGGGGACGACTGGCATCGTCCTCGTCGGATATGAGAATGATTCTCATGCACGGCTCCTCAACTCGTGGGCACCTGGTACCGAGGAGACCTACGACTGGTTCTACAAGCGAATGTTCGACCGCATGGTGCAGCCAGACATTGTGGTGTGTGAGAAGTACGTCAACCGTAATATCCCCGGTGCAGACATCAACCCGGTCCGCGTCGAAGGCGCCGTGCACATCTTCGGCCGTTTCCTCGGGAAGAAGGTCCAGTGGCGCACACCACAACAGCGGCTGTTCGTCCGCGACGAGAACCTCCGCAGGCTCGGTCTCTTCTTCGAGAAGGTCGAGGACCATCATCACGATCGCCGGGAGGCTGCGCGCCACGCTGTTGCTTTTCTGGTGGAGCGAGCACACCACAAACCCACATATGAGAAAGGATGGAAGTAATGATCAAGAAATGGAACACCGCGCGGTGGATCAGGAAATACTGCTACGACAACGAGGCGCTGCACGTCGAAGACTGCTTCGAGCTGGCTGTGCGCCTAGGAAAGGCCGGCATCGGCCCGGTCTTCGAGTGGGATGCGGATAACCCGTTCTCATCCCACCCATGGAACGGCCAGGGTAACGGCTCGCACAGGTTCGTCGACGTGCTGTTCAACATCATAGGACCGAGTTGGCTGTACACGCCGAACACAGACATCCACCGGTGGTGGAGACGCTATAAGGCAGGTGAGTAGGAAGAAGCCCCCGCGCAATGCGGGGGCTTCTTCTATGCTCCTTAGGGGTGCGTTAGCCGAGCGCTACCCAGCTGACGTGAACGTTCGTATCAACTGGCCACGGCCAGTTACAGGCGGCCGATACCCCGAACTGCTTCTTATCTACCGGAAAAGCGATGATGTTATGCGTGATCGCATCCGTCACCTGACAGAGAAGCGAACGCGGGATGCGATCGAGCTCTTCCGGGAAGGGAACGGTGAACGATTTATGCTTGTACTGCTCCCACCTTTGATAACCAGTCTCGAACACGCCGGCGGCGAGAACGGCCATCTGAGCGCTGAAATAGGTGAACCCCGATCCGTCGTGCTGAAGTTGGATACGGTCATTCAGGATATTGAAGATGATAGGCTCGTCGGCCGTGCCCTCCACACCCTGGCGCTTCAGCTCGTCCACCTTGTTCTGTGCGTCCCATCGCGTCTTCACCGGGTAGATGACCTGCTTGCGCAGCTTGCCGACGACGTTGGACACAGAAGTCGATATCGTGTTGAACAAACCCTGTAATGGTTTGACCGGATCCGTCCCCTCGATATGCGCGATCCCGTTACTGTCCGTTATAGCCATGTTTCCTCTCCTTACGCGTTAGGCTGATTAGATTCCATCACTAGTATAGTGCCGTAGAAATAATTGTAGAGCTCTTTATGCGGGTTGCCCGTCAACCGGTTTTCCCCGATAAGGCGGAAGACCACTTGCGTGACGCGAGGCACCGTAATGTTGAAGAACGAATAAAGGTCGTAGAAACCCGGGTTGATCTCGCCGTTGAACATTCCCGGCAGCTGCGAGACGTAGTTTTCTTCGAACTTCGTCTGCGTTCCACCCACTTGGGTCCAAGCAACTCGAACGACAAGCTGCATCTTCGAACGGAAAGCGTCGGTTGCGTTCGTGTTCACATAACGCCCATTGCCAAAGAAGAAAAAATTCAGGTAACCCTTTCCGTTCTCCGGATAGTTAAGTATGCTCTCTGACAGCAAGACCTCGTTCGTGTTGGGCCCTAGCTGACGCAAATCGCCCGTGAGGGATCGGAACGACAACTTGTTGTTGGTGTTGTCAAGGTTCGACATCAACCCGTTCAGCGAGTTGCGCACACCCCCGATCGCTAAGTTGTTGAGACCTGAGTTGATGGAGGAGATCTCATCCTGCACCCACGCACCCCACGTGTCGCCGGCGCCTAGGTTCTTGTTGGGTATCATTCCGGCTTGTACTCCTTGTGCGGTTGGTTGAACTGGAACACGTTGTAGATTGTATTCGGGATCTTCGCCTCGTAGTCGGCCAGCGAAACACCCGTATCTATCTTATTGGAGAACTCGTCGCAGGTTATTCGCGATGTAGCAGTCACCGTGATCTCCTGGTTGTTCATGTCGACGTGCGTCGTCATGAACCGGTCCCCACCGTAGTCGAACGCCGATCCGGATGCGAGGAACAGGTCGTTTACCGTCATGGACGGTGATCGTGTCTCAAGGTTGGGCGACGTGAGGGTGATCGTCGGGATTGACCCTGACTTCTCCCACACAGCCCTGAGGCTGTTGTCTATCGCCAAAGACGGGGTGTTGATTAATGGGTTGTTGATCTGCTCCTCATCGCTACCCAGTGTCGACGATCCGGTGTGCGTTACGTACGTATCCTCCGGCCCCATGACCAGCCCCGTGCCGCGGAATCGCAGCGAGTTGTAGTAGTTGGACGGACCCGAGGATGCGGCGATGCGGAACGGCGAATAGTCGGACGTCACCATTCCGCGCACAGTCACAATGATCTGGTTGTGGTTCTTTGGATCGAGGCGCACAGACAGGCTACCACCCTGCCCTAGCCACTGGGACGCCGTGATAGGGAGTCCGTCGTTCCCGGCGACGCAGTATGCCGTATACTCCAGGCCGGACGTGTCCTTCGCCGGGATGTAGTCCTTGCACTGGGTCACCCACGGGGACATGGCCTCGATCACGTAGGCGTCGAGCGTGATCGTCTGCTCCACAGTCTTCCGGGCGTCCACTTGGATAATCGTGTCTTTCGACTCTTTGCTCAACGGCAGATACTCGTTGTAGGCATAGCGCATGGGCCTGTACGTGGTCTTCACCGTCTTAGTGGACTGTGCGAGGTCCACGCTGTAGCTCATACCCGTCACATTGTTCATGTGCTCCTTCAGGAAGTTATTGTCGCGAAGGAACAGCAAATTCGAGTTCTGGCGAAGCATGTACACGTTATGCACAGCACACAGCGTGTTCAGGTAGTCCCAGACGTTGAATGACCCGCCCGGAGCCATGATGATCGGGTTGTATTGGTCGGACTTGATGAAACCGTCCACATACACCTTGTCATAATCGCACAGTTTGAACAGTTCGACGACCACATTACGAAAGTTGTTGTACTGCGTGGGGACAACCTTCACCTGCTTGAGCTTGTAGCACAAGTCGTCCACCGTCACAGTGTTCGTCGAGTAATTGGAGGTGAACGTTCTCACATCACCTCGGAACTCGTACACGCTTGACACAGGGTGCTTGTTCGTCCACGTCGTCGACACGTCCGCAGGTTTGAAGAATCGGTCCGTCAACGTCATAACCGGGTAGCCCTTAGTGCCCCCCGGGACACTGTACGACATGCGGTCCCACTGCGCAGAGAACGACTCCAGCGAGCGGTCCGTCCTGTATTCGAAAGGCTCGGGCGCGATGCTCACAGCAGCACCTTCTCAACGAACGTCGCAGTCACGGCTACCTCATAGCCGTCGATCGCTGCGCTGTACTCCTGTATCGAATACGGCTCCTTCTGCTGGAGTGCTCCATATCCCATGCCGGGCAGGAACGGTCCGTAGTTGTTCGGCACATCGTTGATCGTCTTCACTTGTGTCTCGGGGTATGCGCGCACACAGATACTGGATATCCGGGAGTTCGCCCACATCTGGATCTCGCCCCACGGGTTGCTGACGTTGTTCGTCGGGATCTGTGTCGTCACGTATCGGCCGTCGAACTCGCTTACCGCCGTCACGGCCGTATCGTTTATCTGGATCGTTCCGTCCCCGCGGCACCCTGCCCACAGCTTGTAGCCTTCCGGCCAGTGGATCTTCTGGCCGATTCGCCAAAGCCACGACGGGTTCCACGACATCGCCGGTGCGCCGTTGTAGGTACCGGGTGTAGCCACATGGGTTATGTCGTCCGTGAAAACAGTGGCGTTAGGTGTGTAGTGGGACATGAACAGCGGCAGAAGGTTCGTCTTCATCGCTAGCGGGTCCACGTAGTAAAGCAGCTCGTTCGTGGACAGAAGATACAGCAGGGCCGCGTGCTCCGCCACCGTGTTGGCCGCCCACGTGAGTGTGAACTCCCTGTGCGTCAACGCGGACCGTTTGGCGAAACCGTCACCCCGCAGCGTCGTAGCGCTGTAGTTGAAACCCACGCTGTTGCTCTGGAAGTTCGCTACGGGCGCGTCGATCCAGCGCATGTCGTTCAGCGTGCCGAACCACACTTTGGGTCGTTTAGGCATTCCTATGCTCCTCTCCTCGATGCCATGGCGTTAGAGCCGTTGACCATCCCCACTATAGCATTGCCGTCTATCACCGTCGGTTTGTTGACCGCGCTCACAAGGATGTGCCTGTCCGTTCCGGACAGCTCGACGAGAATCGGACCCCCGCCGAACCCGCCACCTGCACCGCCAGACGACGCAGCAGAAGCACCCGAGGCCGCGGCCCTTCCAGAGTTGACGGCCTCCAGGAAGCCGTAGCCTACGGTCTGCGCTGCCTGCCTGTTGATGACGAACTCGCCGGGCGTCAACATGGCCGGGACGGTGTCCGTGGATTGTTTGCCGCCGCTGTACGAGGACCCGCCGACCTTGCCGCCTGTGGAGAAGCCCCACGCCTGGTTGAAGCCGAACATGAACTGGCCCACCGATAGGCTTCGGAGATCTCGCACACGGTTGCACAGGTTAATGGCATCCGTCGCCGCCTGGTTCATCGAGAACCCCGCCTGCTGTGCGCTGCTGATGATTCCGCTAAAAGCCCCGTAGCCGGCCTCGCGGATGCCGTTGATCGCATAGGACATCCAACCAGCCTTGTTGCCCGCTACATCCATCGAATAGGCGGAGCCGTGGGCTTGGTTGCCCATGTTACCCAGACCGTGTGCGGCTGTGTTGGCCGAGCCTGCGGCCTTCCACATCTCCGCGCCGATGTTGCCCGTGATCTGCCCGAGCTGCTGGAACGTCACGGCCGCCTGCTCCGCGGCGCCTCCGACGCCTCCACCCCCGAGGGCGCCCCCGAGGCCGGCTGCATCTCCGCCTGTGTTGTTCAGCGAGTTGCCGAGTTTGTCTGCGGCATCGCGGTTGTCGTCCATCGAGTGCTGCGACTTGCGGTTCTTCGCCTCCAAGTCGGATAGGGCTCGCAGTGCCGGGTCGGCGTTCACGCCGACCGTGAAGTTCCTCGGGACGCCGTTGATCACCTTCGACAGGTCCGTGAACGTCGCGGCGTACCGTTCGGTCTCCGCACGGGAGTAGCCCATCGAGGTCATGTTGTTGATGAACTCTGCACGCAGGGCAGACGCGTACGCTAGCACCTGCTGTTGGCTGGCGCCCGTGTTGGCGTATGCGAGTACCTGCTTCTGGTATGCCTCGACGAGGGACAACACGTTACCACGCTGTTCCCTAGCGGCGTCCGAGAAGCCTGCCAAGTCGCGCCGCGCCTTCTGCTGTGCGTCCGAGAGCTTCTGCATAGCCTCGTACAACTTCTGGTAGTTACCGGCCTGATCGCCCTCGGCGTTCTTACGGTCGGTGCGGTTTTTCTGCTGTGCGACGGCGTTCTTCTGCAGCTCGGCGCGGATGTCGTCGGCCCGCAGCGTATCGCCGTAGTCGACGGCCACCTTCAGTTGAAAAGTCAACTTGTTCCGGTCCGACTGCAGCTTCGACAGCTCGGCATCCAGCTCGGCGATCTTGTTGCGCGTTTCCTCGATCGACTTGTTGGCGTCGCCGATCTCCTTATTCGCCGACTGCGCGTCCTTTGCCGCATTCTCGAAGTACGACTTGATCGTCTTGAACGACTTCGCCGTCTCATCCAACGACTTAGGGAACTCCCACCTGAAGTTGAAGGCCGCATTCGCCACGGAGGATAGCTCGCTGATGTAATCGGTGAAGGTCTTGATCTCCTTCGCCGCCTCCTTGATCTTCTTGCCCGCCTTCTTCGCACGGTCCCCGAGCTTCCTCGTCCTGTGCCGAGCTTTCTTGGCGTGCTTGGCGGCGTTCCTGGCGCCCCTCGCGAAGCCCTGGTCGAGAGCCTTACCCAGGTCTTTGATGGACGGCAGAGCGGCAGTGGAGGACTTCCCGAGGCCCTGAAGCGATGCAGACGCCTCCTTCGAGAAGTCCTTGCCCGTGGCGATACTCGCGGCGATCATGCCGATCGCCTGGCCCGCCTTCTGCGCGAGAGCAGCAGCCTTCGTTATCTGGTTAGCCGACTGCGTCGCCTTGTTGGCGACGGCGTGAAGCCTCTGCTCCACCCGTTCGAGCACCTGCACGGAGCCGACGCCGTGGCTGCGCAGCAGTTGCATAATCTGCTGGATATAGGCGTTCATCACCCCGGCGTCTCCGCCGGACGCTTCAGCCGCCTGTCGCACAACAGCATAGAGCGCCTTCAGGTTGGACCTGCCGGCCTCCGAGAACTCGTCGAAGTTCATGCCGTTCTTGTACAGACTCTCGCCCAGATTGGCTACGGCGTCTTCGAGATTGACGAACGCCTCGTCTCCGGACAGCGCGGAGTCGACGACCTTCTTGAGCTCCTTGGCGGCCTTGTCGGCTTTCTCGCCCATGTTGTCCATCTCGTCCGCGGCGTCGGCGGTGTCGCCCTTCAGACCCTTCATGGTCTGCGCCGCCAGATCGGACTCGTTGCGCACACCATCGAAGGTTTGGTGCGCGTTGTCGTCGATCTTCTTCAGCGTGTCGAGAATCTTCTCGCCGTCGAACCAGGAAATCTTGCCGGAGGCCACCATCTCCTGTATCTTGTTCTTGAACGAGTCGATGTACTGGCTCGACTTCTGGGTGCTGCGCTCGATCTCATCGGCCAGGAAACTGAAGCCGTTGTTGCGGTAGTACTCGACGAGCTTCTTCTGCGAGTCAGTCATCTCAGAGTTGCCTTGCGTGACCAACTTAGAGTACTCCTGCACGGAGAAGCCCATCTGGCGCAGCATGGACAGCTGCTCATCGCCGAACTGCTTGAAGCCCGTGTTTCCGGCGATCTGCTCGGCCATTTTCTTCAGTGAATTCTCGCCGATCGCGTAGGTCTGCTTCGTGATCTCGTCGGTCGACTGGCCGGTCTTCTGTGCGAGGAGATCCTGCGCTTGTGCGAGGGCCTTCGTCTGGGCGTTGGCGTCCGATGTGGAGAACAGCTGCGAGGATACGGATTCTCCGGCCTTGTTGGTGGCCTTGGCGAACACGTAGGCCGCGCTCCCACCTTCCTCGAAGGCCTTCGTGTCCTGCATCACGGATTGCGCGAGGTCGGCCTGGGCCTGCTGGAGCGCCTTGGCCTCAGCCCTGGCGGCTTCGGATCGTTTCGTCCAGGACTCCGTGACCTTCGCCAGGCCCGTGAAGAACAAGGATATGCCGGCACCTGCGGCTAGGCCCTTGAGGGCGCCCATGAGCCCCGAGGTGGCCTTGGCGGCTGTGCCCATCGCACTGGAGGCCTGCCCCGCCCCGCCTGCTGCAGCCCCGGCTGCGGACTGCGACGCGGCTGCCTGGCCTGCTGCCCGCTGTGCGCCTGCCGCACCCCGAGCTGCGCCGGCATTCTTGTAGAGGGCACCGGTCTGTTCGTTGACGGAGACCGTCGAGAGCTTGTAGAGTTTAACCGTCTCCGCGAGGGCCGACAAGAGCGAGCGGATAGACGTGATCGGGTGCTGCATCGCAATCCCCATCGACCTCTGCGCCGTCGTCAAAGCGTAGGCTCCGCCAAGCACAAGGGCCTGCTTGGCGTAGTAGCCGGCCATAATGCCGCCGGCCGTCAGGAAGGCACCGGCCAGCTTGGCAACCCACTGCGCCGCGGGGTTCTGCACGAGGTTCGTCAGGACCGTGACGAGGCCTGTAAGGGAGCCGAGCATGTCACCGATCCCCGAATTGGACGAACGGCCGATCTCCGCCTTCAGGTTCGCCCAGGAGTTCTTCAGCATCTCCAGTTTGCCGGCGGTGGTGGACGCGATCTGCTGGTACTGGTCGTTGAGCGTCTTCGAGTCGTTGTAGCCGGACTCGGCGTCCTTCATCGTCTGTTCGAGTGTCTTGTGCGCCTCGGCTAGACGGAGGATCGTCGGAACGTCGCGGGACGCCTTGATTCCGAGGTCTTTGAGCACACCGATGGCGCCCTGGCCCTGGTTCTTGAGGCCAGCGATGAACTTCACGAATATGTCGGAGAACTTCGAGGTACCCCACGCGGACTGGACTTCCTGTGCGGAGACGCCTGCCACGCGCGCGAACAGGTTGAGCTCGTCGCCGCCGCCCCGGATGGCCTTCTGCATCTGGGTGAACATGCGCGTGATAACGCCTCGGGAGAGCTCGGGCGCGACGCCGATGGAGGCGAGGGCGCCGGACAGGCCGACCACCTGGTATTCGGTCATCCCGGCGAACTTTCCCATCGCGGAGATCTGCGTGGATGTGTTGGCGATCTGGGATTCCGTCGCTGCCGAATTGACACCGACCTTCAAGATCGAGGACGCGATGTTGTCGAAGTTCTGGCCGGTCGTGCCCATGATCGTCTGGAAGCGCGCGATCGTCTCGCCGGACTTGTCGAGCGAAAGGTCGGTGGTGGCCGACAGCTTTGCGACCGTCTCGGTGAAGTCGGTGATGGACTCTTTGGCGACGCCGAGCTGTCCGCCGAGGGCGGCGATGTTCGACAGGTCCTTGAAGTTCGTTGTCGTGACGGAGGCGGCCATCTGTTCGAGTTTGCCGCGCAGCTCGTCTGCGGACTTCCCGGCGATGTCGTTAGTCCGCTTCACCTGTGCGAAGGCCGACTCGTAATCCATCGACTCTTTGACGACAGTGGTGAACGCGCCGATCGTCGCCTTCGAGATGTTCTGCATAACGGCGGCCACGTCGTAGAGGGCGTAGCGCATGTTGGATATGCGAGACTTCGCCTCTTCCGCGGCACGGCCAGCCCTGTCGAAGCCCTCTCCGGCTTCTCGGCCGCCTCGGCCTGCTCCGTCCAGGCCTTTGCCGATGTCGGCGCCAACTACCTTGCCTTTGATATTGTCAAGGGCTTGTGCGATAGTGTTGATGGATTCCGCAGCCTCGTGGAGTTCGGACGTACCCTGTACGTTGAACTCGATAGTCTGCTTGATATCGGGCATCACTCACTCCTGTTGTAGTAGTCCATCCTCGTGGGAAGGTCTCGCTCCGCGTAGTCCGGCATGTACGGTGTCATCACAGTATCCTTGCCCCACTTCTGCTTGTCCTCATATGGGGGCGGATCGGTGGCTCGGTGTGTGCTGACCCAATCATGCATCATCCTTGCTTTAGTAGCATAGCATGTTCTATCCTCTGCGCGCCATGCTATATCAGGATCGTTCGAATGACATAGCCAGATAGGGTTACCACATTTCTGACATGTCTCGTCCTTAACCGTCTTGTAAGCCAACACAAGCTTATAGTCCAGTTCCGTCCAATGCCCGAAAGGGTCGGGCTGGTTATAGATGACGGCGGTGGGCCTCATGTGCAGGTCCACCGCCGTCCTAACCATCGATAGAGCGCCGCTCCCCCCTTTGTCTTGGAGGGCGTCTATCAGAAATCCACCGTCACCGCGTTGTCGTAGTCGGCGGAAGCCCCGAGGAGGTTCATCGCCGCCACGAGCAGGCCCAGATACTGTTCGCCGGGCAGTGCGTTCAGGATCTTACGGATCTCCTCTGAATTGAACTTCCGCTCGTCGACGTTGCCTTCGGCGTCTTCGATCTTGTACAGCGTCTTCGACAGAAGCGCCAGATAGGCCTCCGACACGCGCTTCGTCTTGTTCTTCGTTTTATCCGCGCTCTCGATGCCGATCATCAACTCTTCGCGCACATCGGCTGTCACCGACTGGAGGTGGAACGTCAGCTTGGAGGCGTCCCGTCTCTTCACCGCTTCCTTGATCACGTCAGCGTCGGCCTGCTCTTTGATGAGCCTCTCGACGTCCTGCACCGCCTCGGCGTCAAGGTACACGACCTTCTCAGCCTTCGGCGCCTTGGATCGAGACAGCACCTCGAAAATGTCCATATTTGAAATCCTCTCTGTTAGGCGTTAGGGTAACGTCGTAAACAAGAATAGCACAGGGCGGAGAGGAGACGCCCTGTGCTATTCGCTGGGGTGTGCGTTATGCCACAGTCACCTTGACTGTCACATTCGCACAGGCGGGGTGGCTGACGATGACATCTGCGCTGCCTGCCTTAAGGCCGGTCACCACACCGAGCGGGCTGACCGACACAGTCGAGGTGTCCTTCGACAGGTAGGAGCACACGGAGCGAGCCACATGGCCGTGGATCTTCGGCAGGATCGGCCGGTGCTCATTCAAGGAGATCGTGAGCGCCTCCGTGTCGGCGATCGCCGTCGTGCTGTCCTTGAAGACGCCATTGACTGCCAGCTGGCCCTGCTGCAGGAACGACACCGTGTAACGGGTCGGGTTGTCGCCCTCCAGCGTGTTCTTGTACGTGGACTCAATCATGAGGAACGCGCAGTACCACTGACCGGCAGCGATGGGCTCACGGCCCTTCAGGACACCGCGCACAACCAGAACGAGGTCGACGCGGGTCTTCTTGAACATGTTCCACGCCTTGGCGTAGATCGAGTTCGCATCGTCGGGGTTCGTCGGGTAGTACATGGTGAGGGATCCCTCGTACTGTGCGGCGCCACGGGACGAAGACCCGGCAGCGTCGAGCAGAGACAGGGACGACTGTTCCTTCGACGCCTTCGCGGCGGGGATCGTCGTGTCGTCCCAGTTGATCGCGTCACCGATAGCCACCGCAGATTTCATTTCCTCCACGGTGATAGCGTTGATATCATTCACGGACGCCTTGGGAAGAACCCAGACGTTGACGTGTTCGTTGGAGAGTACTTTCTTATCCATTATGCGGCCACCTTCTCGTTGAGGACGAACGCGCCGTTCTGAAGGAAGTTCGGCTCGTACTTGATGAAGCCGTTCGACTCGTACCCGTCGACTGGGTAGTCGGTCTGGAAGCGGTAGATGCTGAACACATCGCCGACTTCGAACGGCTTGTTCGGGCGCTTGCCGATGCGCTCCACGATGAACAGAGTGATATCGGGCTTCATCGTGATATCGCGGATCATGTTGAACACACCCTGGTCGTCCACACTCTCGTCTCGGAGTGCGGTGAACTTGCCCTCGTACTTGGCGAGGGTCGGGTTCTCCACCTCGGAGATGTCGCAGATCGTTCGAGTGTTGTCCGTGTCTGGGTCGGTTTCGCCGAGCGAATAGCCGTCCAGGATCGCACACGACACATTGAACACCAGGTTGCGCGGGTTGTCGGTCGCACTGAACTGTGCGTTGAGTTCCGCCGCCGTAGGATGCTGCCAGTCAGCGAACGCTTCAGGAGCGGCGAAGAGAATAGTCACGTTGCCGCGAAGCATACGAACTTCGTTAGCCACTGTGCTTCCCCCTTTTCTCGTTGTCGTTGTCAATGAAACAGTCGCTACAAGGCTCTTCCTCGGTTATCGGTACGAGTGTGCCGAAGAACTGAGCGAAGTCATCCGGGTACGTTCCGACGTCCCCGGTGTTCATGTCTTTGTAGAGGCCCATATACACCATCCTATCAAATACGGTTTTTGAGGTTCGTGATAAAGGAGCAGTACAGCTCATAGCCGCACTGCACCACTTTGTGGTTGGTTCCGGCATAGTTCAAGCCCTGACCGCCGTGGACCGTGATCCCTCCGCTGTTGTCCGGCTCGAAGCCGACCAGGCCCCACAGAATACGCTCCCCGATCTCGCGGGCATGCTGTGCGGTGAGTGCTCGCACATGGCACAGGAAGAACACTCGGTAGCCGTCGTTGAGCTGAGAGACGATGCTCGTCGCCTGGCTGATATGCCCGGGCGTGCCGAACACGACGGCGATATACGGCATCTTCTGGCCTTCGTCGAAGTCCGGCAGCGCCACCTCCTCGACAACCCTCTGGGGTGGCACCTCGGAGAGCTCGCGGACCTTCGCCATAATGTCGTCGATGTACTTAGCCATCTTCTACCTGCCCCACTTCCAGATGCGGCGAGTCTCCGTGTAGACCTCTTTACTGGTCTTCTCGGCGAGCTTCACCTGCTTCTCCACCTTCTCCAATGCTTTCATGCCCCACACCCTATCATCGCCATACTCCTGGCCGAGGATGTAGTCGTGGTCCCAACCGCCGTCGAACTTGTTAGAACCTTCGATCCACCCGTACTCAACGGTGACGTTGTCCGGGACGATGACGCTTACGCTGTCATGCATGTGCCCCGTCCAGATACGACCGATCTTCCCGGGAACAAGAGCAGACGGAGTCTTCTCAATCGTGTCCTGCAGTGCTGGCGGGATCTCCTCCGACAGCTTGTCGATGACGTTTGCGAACAAGTCGTATTCTCTGAAGTCCTGAATGCGCTTGGCGTACTTCGTGAACTTATTGGCTCCGATTTTTGTGCGGATTTTCATACCTACACCTCGGCCTTGTTCATCGGCGTGTTGCAGATGATCGTCCGTTCGAAAGACTGCGAGGCATCCACCAAGGACGCCACCGTCATCAGGTAGCCCACCATGTGCGGTGTGTCTTGGGTCTTCGTCACCCTGATTCTGGCGGCCATTGGTATGTTAAGCGACATCGTCGAGCGTGGGAGTTGTACGCGCACACGGTTAGTCGTCTGGGGCGCGATCTGGTCGTTCGCTACCTCAGGTTGGCGTATCGGCTGTATACGCGCTTTCCCAGAATATATGACTGAGCCATAATCATAGCTGTCAGTCTTAGCGTCGTATTTGATGTTCTTACCATCGTAGATAGTCACCTCGTCGACCATATAGCGTTCAACGCGTTTAGCCGCCATCGCCAGACGGCCCTCAGCTATACCGGCCAAGGAACTCCCTCGCTCTCTCGAACACGTCGTCGCCCCTCATCGGGACGAGCACAAGCCCCTCGCCGTTCTCCAGGGCGTCACCCTGTGCGTCGTACTTGTCAGCCAGGGCGAGCAGGGCCTCGATGTTCTTGTCCCCACCGGATAGCGTGAAGTCATCGGCCTTGACGTTCTCAACCCCACCCTCCGATACGAGCTTCGCAGCATAGGCTCGCAGGGCAGCCGCAGCCGCCTTGAACACGTTCGTGTACAACCCGCACAGTCGTTCGAGCAGTTTAGGTTCGAGGTCGATACCCGGAAGGAACAGCTTCAGCTCTTCCACTGTTATCTTCGCCACGTCGGCTCCTTTCCACTGCAGGAAACCCCGCCCCTTGTGAGGGCGGGGTTTCCATCCTTGTCGGGTATCGTTATCAGGCGCCCGCACCGCTGGAGGCCAGAGTGCCTTCCGGAGCGATAAAAGCAGACTTGACGAGATGACGGATCTTCGTCCGGTACGCATCGTTATCGAACGAGCCGTCCAGCTCGGAGCTGTTCGTGGTCTTCTCGACGAAGATCTTCGGAGCGGTCTCTCCCTCAAGGAACACGTTCACGATGTTCTTACGAGGCATCGAGTTCTTCGGGGGCAGAAGGAACCAGCACTTGTCGGCGTAGTCCCCGGCGATGAGCGCAAGCTCGGGAACCTCGAAAACGTTCGCGACCTTACCGGACACCGTGTTGCCCATCACCTGGGTCTCGGTGCCGTTCTGTCGGCGGATCTCGACGACCTTCATGATCTGCTCAGCGCGGCTCGCGAGAGCCGGGGGAACGATCAGGTTGAACTTCGTCGGCATGATGATTCGGCGACCATTGTACTTGGTAGTGGCCAGCTGTGCGAAAGCTTTCTCAAGCGCCTCGATGCTCAGCTCGGGGTTGCCCGCAAGAACATTCTTGTTGGCGGCCTTGAAGTTGGTCGTGTTCAGGCCGGTAGGCTGAACCAGCTGCAGGGCGGCCTCGATCGACTCCTGGTTGGCCGCACGGCGGCCAAGTTCCTTCGTAATACGAGGGATCAGACCCCAGTCAGCGCCGTAGCGCTTCAGCGTCTCCCACGAGAGCGGGATCTGGACGCCCGCCTTAGCCAGCTTCAGCTTGAACTGCTCGGCCTTCAGACCAAGGATCGGGTACTCGCCGAGCTCGCCGACAGCGGGAAGCCCCTGTGCGACATAACCCTTACCGTCCTTGCGCACGGGGATATTGTCGTCCGTGAAGTCGAAGCTGAAGTAGGGAACCGTCTCGAAGTCAGGGGTTTCAAGGGTGTCCGCCCATTCGCGCCAGTTCGACGGAACCTGCTGGTACTCGCCCTGCATGATCTTGTTCATGGTCGGGCCGAGATTGACCGGAAGGTCAGAGGTCGAGATGGCCTCGCTCAGGTCCTTGCGGGCCGAATTGCGCACACGAATATCATCGGCGTGAAGCGCCTTGTGCAGAAGGATACCCGCTTTGTAGGCTTCCCTCGCGTTGATTGCCATGTAGATATCCTCCTTAGAGCCAAGCCTGGGTGAGCTTGACGGCGTACTTGGTAGATGGGCTCGACAGCGGGTTGAGCACGAAGCCGACGACGATCTTCCCCTTCGGGTCGGCCGCGATCTCAGGCTTAGCAGCCTTTCCGGTTTCGGTGGCTCCGTCGATCGTCACGATATCCCCGACCTTGACGGATCCGTCTATCCCGAGGTGTGCGATCCCTTCGAAGGCGAGCGTCGAATAGAAGTTGTTGTCTTCCTTGGGTGTGGCGGAGGTGAGGGCGACGGCCCCGACCTTGCCGACGGCGACGACGTCGCCCGACTTGACGGCGGCGTCAACCTGGACTTCGTAGGTGTCCCCGCCCTTGACGTGATTCTGTGCCATGCGGTAGTCTCCTTACCAGGTCAGCTTGGCGAATTCGGCTTCGAAGTCGTCGGCGCCCTTACCGGAAGGCACATGCTCGGGGGCGAAGCCGCCCGACAGGCTCTCGCGGATGGATTCGACGAGCTTGGTCTCGCGGTCGAGGATCGCCTTCGCGTCATAACCGCGGGCGATAGCCTCGGCAACCCGCACACGGGAAACCTCGGGAAGGTCGGAGTCGGTGAGAGCAAGGATGGCCTCCTTAGCCTTCTTGGCCTTGTCCTCTTCTTCCTCCTTGGCCTTCTTGGCGTCCTCTTCGTCCTCTTCGTCCTTCTTCTTGGCCTTGTCGGCGAGAGCTTCGACGAGAGCGGAGAGCTTGGTGTCCAGGGCCTCAAGGGCCTCCTTGAACTCTTTGTCCATTCTCTTCCTTTCGGAATTGTGTTTGTTGCTGCTACCCATAATAGCATTTCCTTTTTTGAACGACTCCAGTGCCTCGACGAGGCGTCCGCCAGCGCCTGGAACTGTGACGAAATCCACGGAATTGACGGGGGACGGTATAAACGACTCTATCACAGGCGGCGTCGGTTCACCGGCCGTCACGAGGTCGTCGTCCTGGACCAACGTAGCGCCGCAGTGAATCGACACGCCGATGATATCCGACACCTGCTCGATGAATGGCGCCCACTGCTCGACCACTTCGATCGTCGCATACATCCCGGGTTCTGGTGCATCCTGCCAGTGGGGTGTCTCGGCGATCACGGCCGCCAACTTCGTCAACGTCCCCTCGGGGCGCTCATCGGTCTCAGCCTCGGTAGCATGGTCGATGTACATGTGCGTCCCGACGGGGAACGCCTCGGCGAAACTGCCCTGCAGCGCTTCTTTCGTATAGACGCCTGTCGAGCCCTGGCCCTCGGTTATGAGCCGCACAAGCCACTTGCGTGTGCCCTTAACGGGTTTTAGAACGCTGGTGTTCGTGCTCTCACTGATCTTCATCTTCGGTGTCTCCTTGGTTGAAACCGCCGGGGACGGCGCCCTGATTGCCCTGTCGTGCCACCGGGTCACGCACAGCATCGCCGTCGTCTCCACCAGACACATTACCACTCTTCAGAAAATCGTTCGGCTCAGGCAGCTCATCGCCGTGGATATCGGGCACAGCGAGCAGATTAAGCACTGCCTGACGGTACTCGTCCTGGTGGATGGCCCCCGTCGACATAGACGTAGCAAGCGACTGCAAAGCCCGATAGGTGGGATCCTGCTCGATCGACGGGAACTTGATGTCCACATCCTTCACCGACGGATCAACGTCCATCATCACCTGCTTGAAGAAATCTCTCCATTTGCGCTGCTCCAGCTTGAAGCCGTTGATCGTCGGCCTGTCCAGCGTCGTCGCAGCCCCGTAGGAGCCGCCCGTAGCACCCGGTGACGACAACAGCGCGATGACCGGGATGCCGAAGCTCGCTGCAACCAGTGCCGCCAGGGGCTGGCCGTTCCCGTAGTTCACCTGTGCGCTGGGGACGCCCACACCAGCCAGAGACTGATTGGGTCCCAAGCTCGCCGTGGCGCCCACCACGTCGCCGCGATTCGATATCTCTACAGCCGACTGCCGTTTGCCCTGGTTGTTACTGTTGACGATTGCCCAAGCAATCTTCGACAGAGCCTTCGATAGCCGTGCCGAATCCCGCAGGTAACCCGAGTAAGCGACGCTCCACAGGGCAGCCGCCAGTGAATCCGGCGCACCGAACGCATGTCCCGCGTGCCTACCCGACGACAGAATGTACACGACGTAGTTGCCGTTCACTTCGTAGGCTGTGTTCGGCGGCTTCCTCAATCGCTGTACGCTCCGCCTATACTCGGCTGTCGGGAACCACTGACTGATCGTGTTCTGCCCGTCCGGGGTCCATGTGCGACGCACATACTTCACGACGGACGAATCGAACGAATCCCGGACGATCTCCTCGATCTCCTCCACGGGCACCAGCGTCAGCTTGTCGGTGTGCACCTCACGGAACAGGAACACGTTCCCCGCACAGAACCTTTCCAAGTTCAGGCTCTCCATCGCCGAAGCGGAGAACAGCGTCCTCTGCGCCGACTCCGACTTGATGAACTTGTCCAGCTTCGCAGAGGTGTCGCTGAACACCAGATCGTCCCCGAAGATGTAACTCGTTCTCAGCTGTGCGCCGCGCTTATGCAGCGGGTGGTCCCTGGCCATGTCCCGAAGACCTCGCACAACCTCGTGGATGAAAGCCAACGTCAGCCCCTTGTCGTCGGCGTAGCTGACCCAGTTGGCGCCCTCGTCCAGGAGGTAGGACCTCTGCGCCTCGTTGATGAACGCGATACCCTCGTCGCTAAACGAGTATGCGGTTGAATCCAAAAGTCTCCCCCATTTCCATTAGGTAGCTGTCTTCGTCGTCATCCATCATGTCCCCCGCGTCGGAGAACACAGTCTCCTGTTGGATGGCGTCGCGTATGTTCTGGTCTGTTATCGCAGCATACACTGCCGCGTCGGCTAAGTCTGGAGACTTGCCGACGTCCTTCTTCAACTTGTCTTTCGAATCCAGGACAAGCCCGCCGGACATCGTATTATACGAGTAGCCGACGGACAGCAGCTCGTCGTGCAAGTCGATGTCCAACGGGTCTAGATCCAGCTCGCCTGTGCGACACCTGTACCGGAACGAATCCCACATGTAGGAGCGGTAGTTGTGCCACCGGCCCCTGTCCGGGCTCGACATAGAACCCCGCACAGCCAAGATGTCGTAGGTGCGGTTAGCGTATGAGTTGAGGATGTCGAACATGCCACCCCCGATACCGTCGCAGTCGATCGCCACAGCGTGTGCGCCCTCCCGGAGGGCCAGGTCGTGCACACGCTGTGCGCTGTGCACCAGGTCCGTCTTCGCCCACGAGTCCACGAAGCGCACAACCCCGTTAACGCACAGGTACACCACCGAGCGGTCCGCGCCGAACCGCGCCACGTCCACACCCAACACGGGCCGGCCGATCCGCTCCCTCTCCGTCAAACACGCCTTCTCCACGTCGCCAGGTAGAATCAGCGAATCCTCGATGTCGAACGCGAACTCGCCCAGCACGCGAGCCTTGAACCTCGCGCTGTCCTCCCCGTACTCCTGCTTTTTCTGCTCCACGTAGGACGGCCCGGTAAGCTTCTGCAGCACCTTCGGCGGCATAGGCTCGCCTGTGAAGTTCGGACTCTCCAGGACCGAGATGGACATGAGCTTCCAGTTCTCCATCTCCTCCTTGAATATCTTCCCCAGGTAGCTCATCGGGTCCGTGGGGTTCGCGATCAGCACACGCCGCGACGCCTCGTTCGTCGTGATGTTCGCCAGAGCGTCGATCAGCTCGCCGGACAGTCCGCACGCCTCGTCTCCGATCGCCAACACGTCGCCGTGGATTCCCTGGAAGGTGTTCCCGCCCAGGTTGTCCGGCGGCTTCCTGCCGCGGCCCATCGGAAGCTTCGTCACGTCGTCCTTCCACTGCACGTCCATTGTGATACGCCCCGGCAGCTTATGGTCGACCAGCCCCTCCTCGAAACGCCGTTCAACGATGTCCTTCAGCTGCATCACCTCGCGCCACAGCACGTCCTGCACCTGCGCCATCGACGGAGCCGTGGATATCACGTAGCAGTGCGGGTAGCGGGTGTCCACCCACCAGCATATGAGCACAGCCATCAGCCGGGACTTCCCCACCCCGTGACCGGCCTTCACCGCCGTCGAGTTGTTCTCCACCACGGCCCGGGCGATCTCCCGCTGCTTACTCCACAACGTCCCCTCGTCTGTGCCCAGCATGTACTGGGCCCACCCCACGGGGTCGGACTTGAAGCTGTCCTGCCTCCTGTGCGCCTTGACGGTGGCGATCGCGCTGTCGATCGCGCTAGCTTTGATCAGCATGGGCCTCCTTCAGCGCCTGATAGAACACTTCGTCCATCGCTTCAGGGTCGAGCAGCTGTCCGTTCGAATACGCGCTGGATATGTGGACTCGCACACGCTCCCAGGCGTCCTCCACCAGGTCGAGGATCAGCCGGGTCTGCTGCTTCGTCACCCGAGCCTCTTCCTCGTCGTTGTACTCCTTCACCTTGTCCAGGCGGTCGCCGAGCTGCTTGAGCACGCTGTTGACCGCCTCGATGTGCCGGGCTGCTATCTCGTCCGACTCGAAGCACTTCTCCAGGAAATTGAAGGCCCGGGTCTTCAAGTCGTACATGTCGGCGATCAGCATCTGTTGGCGTTCGAGGTTCGTCCACACGTCGTTGCGCTTCAGCAGGGATCGCACACGGGATAGGCATGTCTCAGCAGGTAGGCCGAGCTCTTCGGACATCTCGGAGGGGCTGGCCCCCGCCTGTGCGAGAGTGAGCAGCCGTCTGTCGTCCATCGCCAGCTCGCCCGTTGACTTCTGGATCGCGAAGCGATCCCGGTCGTTCTTCACCAGCCCCTTGGATGCAGTCTTGGTTTGAGCCGGCTTCTTTTTCGTCGTTTTCTTGGGTACGGCCATCACAGCCCCCTGTACCGGATCACCACCGGCGCCTCAAGCGGGTCGCACACCTTCACGGTAGGCCGCTCGGCCATGGTCTGTACCGTCACGCAGAACGTGCCGCCTTCGGTACTCAGCGACGTGATCTTTGTCTCCGTTGCGTTGGCGAACACCGTCAGGTACACGGCTTTCACACCCTTGGCCAGCGCAACGTCCAGGTCGAGGTTGGGTAACGTGCCGCTGAGCGTCGCAATTGATCCGTTAGCAGTGGCTAAGCGGCTCGTTTGAACGTCGATTCTCATGAAACTCCCTCTCTAGTCAGGCTTAAGAGGAATGTTACCATGCGCACAGCGGACCCCGCCGGGGCATAGCGCTCACCCGGCGGGGTCCTGAGAGAAAGGAGCTTACCTGAACACCTTAACATACTTCTGCAGGCGCCGCCTAGGCCCCGCCATATGGTCGTACAGCAGCACCCAGCGGTCGTCTAATACGGGGGCCCATGTGATACTGTCCTGTGCGGTAATCGGCTGGATCTCGTCGTCCACCGCCAGAACGGACACGTAAGCGTCCAGACTGAAGGGTATCTTGTTGAGGTCATGGGCTTTAATGAACGCCTGGAAGGTCTCATGCCCGCCGATAACCCACAGCTCGTCTCGGTTCCCCTGTGCTGTTTGCTCTATCGCCGCGTACGGGCTCGCCACAGCCTTAATCGATTTGGTCGACTTCATCGTCCGACTCAGCACGATGTTCGTCCTGTTAGGCAGTTTCTTGCTGCGTTGCGGCAGGGATTGTCGGGTCTTCCGGCCCATCACCACGGTCTTACCGGTCGTCATATCCTTGAAGTGTTGTAGGTCTCCTCGGTCGTGCCATGGCAACTTCCCGTTGACCCCTATGATCCTAGACGTTGACTGCGCCCAGATGAAATGCACGTGAAACACTGTGTCTCTCCTCTCGTATGCGGTTTATTAGCGGATATGAGGACTCTAGCAGGGCGAGCTGGGTGTGCGCAAACTTGAATAGTGCTCCGGGAGCGGGTACAGTCGAGCCGTCGAACTACAGGACCAGAGAAAGGACTCCACATGCTTCTTTACTTCATCGCCGTCCCCGTCGCATTCCTCGTCGCACAGGGGTTCTGGACACTCATCGCCTACATCGTCACGTGGTGCGGCTTCCCCAAAGCCGGCGCCGTCGTCTTCTGGGTCTCCCTCGCCTTCACGGCCCTCGGGGCTATCTCCGCCCTCGCCGCCTTCGCGTGGACCCAGCACCAGCTCAACCTCATCGCGGCTTGACAACGGCTCGTTCAGCGTGTACACTGGGTTCGCACAGTAACTCAACAGAGAGGAGAAAACATGTTTTCATGGAACCTGATCGGACGAATGTTCGCCGGGTGGTACGGAACCTGTCGCCTGTGGGGCAGAACCTGGATCTGCTAAGGCAATAACCGAATAAAAGGAGCGCCCCGCCGTCCAACTGGAAAGCGGGGCCTCTTTATGCTTCGTCTAGCTTAGCGCATGTCAACTGCGGGGCGTGGTCGCCAGGAACGGCACTACCTTGTGGAGGAAGCGGTCCACGGGCTTAGTATTGAGCAGCCACTGTGCGCACACAGTCACTAGGCCCCACACGGTCGCCGTGATCGTATCCGCCAGGTCGGCGGGCAGAGTGATACCCACCTTAGCGCCCCATGCAGCCAACACGCCGATCAGAGACACCACGAACGTCCGGATCACAGAACGGGCCTTGTGCTGAATCTGAGTCGGAACGAGCTCGTCGAAGTGGTAGGCGTTCTTCCTGTTCGGGTCCGCCAGGCCGCCGTCCCCCTGGGGCAGGCCGCCCGTCTCCACAGTGTGCGCAGCCGCGGCGAAGGCCGCGGCCTTCTGCTCGTCCGTCAGCGTCGGGGCGTCCAGGTGCTTGGGCCCTGCGGGTGCTTCCTGCGTCGTCACTTAGCGTCGCCCCCTTTCTTCACATCTTTCAACGTATTCTGAATGTCGTTCAGCTTGTTGATCGTCTCCTCAAGCGCCGCGTGGGAGGCCGCCGGGTAGCCGAAGCCGTAGCCCGGCACGGTCAGGTCGGTGGCGATCCTGTTCACGGTCGCCGTCATAGACTCCACGGCCTGCGTCAGGTTGGCCGCCACCTCCTTCAGTTCCGCGATAGAGTTCTGGGTCGCCTGGGGGTAGCCGAAGCCCTGGCTCGGCACCTTGATGTTCTCGTACAGCCAGCTGAGCATGTTGTGCTCGTCAGGTGTCAACTCGTCTCCTTTACTGGTGTTACCTTGGTTGCTGTCTTGAATATAGCGCTTGACGATAATGATCGTCGCCGAACCCGTCAGGGACCGGTCCGACAGGGAGTGCAGCCGAGGGCCCCTGCCCGGTCCTCCGTGCCCCCACGTGTACATGCCCCCGGCGTAGAGCTCCACGTGGCTGATCCGCCCAGCGAAGGGGCCCGAATGCCAGCCCATGCAAATAATGTCGGCCGGTTTCAGGTCACTGAGGGGCAGGTCCCTCCATGAGGTTGCCGACGCCACAGTATAAGCGTCCGAGTCCGACGCTATATTGAAACTCCGCTCGCCTATTTCGATGCCCGCGCACTGCCTGTAGGCCTGCGCTATCGTGCTGGAGCAGTCCCCCCAGCCGTAGCGCTCTGGGTCTTTGCGGCGGTAGTCGTTCGTGTAGCCGAAGTCACCGTCGTGCTTCGCCATCCACGCCACAATGGCGTTTCGCTGCACATCAGCCTGCGTCATCCGTCTCCTTCCTTTTCGCTAGAAGAGCCTTCACTTCAGTATACGGCACGAAATTAGCGCGATCTGGCCTTGGACTGTGCGCCGGGATCTTCCGTCTTCTGAGAAAGTCGTAGCCCTCCCCCGGCTGCAAGCGTACGGGGGTCGTCGTATAGTCGTTCGACAAACGGAACTCCACCCAACTATCCTCCATGTGGCGCACAGCATATGGGTAGCCGCGCAGGAGCGGGTCGTCGTTCCCGGGCACTGTGCGCCACGCCGCGTCGATCAATGTTTGCAGCGCGTTCAAATGCACGCTGAAATCCTCTATCTCGTCGGAGAACTCGCCCCGCGATATGGCATTCCCGTCATGCGTCGGTATAGGCGGGTTGAATCCGCACAGTGACCGGCACGCCGGGTAGTAGTGCGGTTCGTATACGGAGGGGTTCCGGTTGTCGTGGGGGTGTGCGCCCGCCTCCCGGGCCAAGTAGGCGTCGTAGAAGCCGTACGTCAACCCGTCTAGGCGGTTCGGGTCATAGTCCCGATCGGGTATAGAGCTCTCTTCCATGGCTAGAACCATACCACGCCCTGCGGCGGGTAGCCCGTCGCGTGGAGGGAGAGGGGGTCGTAGTCGATGGGGTGGGTCTGGAGGAAGGGGCGCTTCGGGACGGCATGCCACATACTGGTGAAGCGCACACGGGCATCCTCGGCGTAGAACGCCGGAATGTGTGGGGGCAGCGGCTTTTCTTCGTCGACGACAGTGGTCAGGAGGGCGGATTCCACGAAGATGTGGAACACATTTCTAGAGGGGGCAAGGCGATTCTTGTTGCCCGCTTCGGAGTTCCGGTTAGCCGGTATTACGTCGTTCTCTAGTTGCGCAGGGGTAGTCCCCAGCGGGTATTCGTGGCAGGCCTTGATGAGGACAGAGTAGGGGTTGACTGCTTCAATGGGTGTCTGGTTTTGCTCCGTGTTGTGCGGGGGAAACTTACGGGGATCCTTTGCATCATTTGACTTCAGGAAACGCTGCCCGCCCTTGTAGGAAGGGTCCTGTTTGGAGACCTCCCAGCCGTTGGGCTTGAGGGTTAAGGCATAGAAGCGGAAGTTCGAGTTGGAGGTCGGGCTCGGGTCATAGGGGTGCGTCGGGTCGGGGCTGAAGCACCACAGCAGCCAACCCACTTCCCACGGGTTAGGGCGGGAATCCGGGTTGTCTTTGGTCGGCGGGGTGTTGTCTTTATTGCGCAGTTGGGCTGTGGTGACGATATTCGCCGACAGGCTGTACACCACCTGCAGTCTGTCGTGCTTGACGGGGTCCGGGTCCGTGGAGGGTACCGGCACCCGTTCTATCTTTAGCAGGGGGGTGAGTGCCGGGATAGGCGCCGCCAGGGAGGCCGCCGTGGCCCCTAGCGGCTGGTCCGGGTTGGGTTTCGGGGGAGGGGGAGGTGTCAGGAGAAGGGTCGAGTCGTAGGGCGGCGTCGGGTTAGGCGCCACCGTCGCTTCGTTGTATATCTTCCGTATGCGCACAAGGGGGCTCTGTGGTGATGGCATGCCTCGATTTTAGCTCGTCGTCGTGTCTGCGCACAGCACACTGGATCTCGTCCAGCTGACGAGTGTGCGCGTGAACCAGGTCCGTCAGTGTGCGCGTATTGGTCTCAATACGGTCTATAGCGTCGCGTAAAGAGCTTCCATGGTTGTTTTCCATGTCTTGTTTGACGCTAAGGACCTTCCTATTGGTCTTCAACGACGTATAGAGGGTCGCTATAGCGGTTATAAGGGCGCCTAAGCCTACGGCTGGCGCCCCTAAAAGGTGGTCTGCGATGAGTACTATGTCGTGCACAGGTCTTATTATAGCGGTCATACTGCAGTATGATTTCCAGTAGTGGAAAATCCGAGTTAATGTATGAGGTTGGGTCCCCCCATGAAAGTCGACCCACCCCTCCAAAAATTCCAACTTTTCCCACCAAAAATACAAGTAGCCCCTAGGACGTTAGTCCTAGGGGCTACTTTTCCTACCACTCCAACTTGTATTACCTACTCTACCGTAGGGTAACTTATCGCATCGACGACGACGCAGACGAACCACGCCGCGTACATCAGTCCAACTATTCCAACCCAGATCTTAGTGATACTGATTCTCATTAGCGCCCCCCTCTCCGGGCGCCGCCTTCGGCGTCGACCCGACTTCGTTTCACGTGAAACGTCACTGCAGTCCGACTTCGTGAAGGGCGTCCCCGAGCATCTCCACGATGACGGCGTCTTCGTCATCGCCTTCCTCGAAGGCCGGCCTCAGTCGAGCCTCCACGGCGCCGCCTTCGCTCCGGACCACCACGGTGCCGTGCTCGACGTCGAAGGTCCGCACCCTCGAAGGCCTACCCCAGTGTCCCCGGGCATCCGCTCGGTCGGCTTCGTACAGACCCAGTACCCGGGCCAGGGCCTCCGCCGAAGTCAGCCTCAGAGCTCGGATGCAGGCCTCCGTCACGGAGGCGCCCGTGTCTTCGTAGACGCTCCCGAGCCGCTCTATCACGGACATCGCCATCCGCTCCCAGACCGTCTCGGCGTCGACGGGATCGTCAGGGTCCTGCCCCGCGCAGTCGTGCAGCCAAAGCTCCACCCGCTCTTCGTCGGAGAGCCGGTCCCAGAGCCTGCTGACGGCGTCGGCCTGGATCTCGCTCCACTCGGAGTCGACCTCGGAGGCGGCCTCCGGATCGCAGCAGTAGTCCGCCTCGAAAGGCAGCTCTCGGCCTTCGTCCAGGCTCCATCCCGCGTCCACGAGGGCGTCGGAGGCGGCGTCCAGGAGGTCGGCGTTGGAGACGGCGGTGAGGTAACGGTTAATCATCAGGGTTTCCTTTCTCTCTGTCTTCCTGATATCTCTAGTCTAGTCGGCCCAGAGGCCGCTGTCAAGCGGACTCTGGTGTGATATGGCTAACACCAGTCGAAGAAGCACTGCAGCGACGTCGGGAGGTGCTCCACGAGATCCTCACAGGTGGACATGAGTCCGTAGAAGGCGTTCCAGGCGGCTTGTGCGAAGTCGAGCCAGGTCATCTCAGGCCTCCCATCCGCGGTTCTGACGGCGGCTCCGGCGTCGAGCGCGCTGGCGCTCGCGGTCCGCCCGGAGGCTGGCGACGAAGTCGGGGACTTCGATTTCGGGGATGAAGGTGGTGGTATGCATCAGCTGGTTCCTTTCTCTCGTCTTCGCTGATATCTCTAGTCTAGCGGGCGTCGGCGGGGGTGTCAAGCCCGTAGTGTATGACCTGTATCACAGTCAAGCCCAGCACCGTCGGCTCATCTCGGATGCCCGCGTAGGCGTCCCAGCGGCCGAAGTCCTCGCCGCAGCCCCAGCCCGCCAGGAGGCCGGCTGCGACGGCGACGGCAGCCCAGAAGCGCCTCACCAGGCCCACCCGCCTGCGTCGTCGCGCACACGGAGCTCGGTGGTGTGGGTTCGGCGGCAGGTCACCTGGCGGACGTCGAAGCCGGCGTCCGTGAGCTCGGCTTCCAGGTCCTCTAGCAGCTGCAGGCCGCCTTCGTAGGTGCGCACACCGGGGGTGATCCTGACGTCCCCCTCGAACGGGGCGTCGACGATGAAGTCGCGGCCGTCTACGAGGCTGACGTAGAGGCTGTAGCCGCGCTCGGAGACGTCGTAGACGGGGATTGTGGCTTCCAGGTGCCGGACGACGGCGTTGGCGGTTTTCCAGGTGTTCATCGGAGTTCCTTTCTCTCTTCGTTCCGATGTCTTCATTCTAGCGGGCCTCCGGAGGGGCTGTCAAGCCCCTCCGGAGTGGGGTAGCTCACACCTCCACGCCCCAGTCGGCGACGGCGCTGCGGAGGGTGGGCCACGCTTCGGTCTCGCCGCACTCGCGGACCCGGACTGCGCCGTCGGCGTAGACGGTCAGCGTGCCGTCGGGGGTGTCGGCCTGGACTGCGCCGTCGGGCAGGACGAAGGCGAGGCCTCCGAGCTTCTCGGTGAGCGACTTCGCCAGGGCCTGGCTGTAGGGGTACTTCGCGGTCATCGGAGTTCCTTTCTCTCTTCGTTCCGATGGCTCTATCCTCGCACAGTCGAGCGGCGCTGTCAAGCCCAAGCGGTGTATCCTTCGCCACATTTCCGGGGTTGCTCGGGGCGCCTTCGGCGCGGCGGACTCCGGGCCCGGCTTCGCACACGGGAGCTCGGGTCGACGCCGGCGTCGGAGACCCGCCCGAGCAAGTGTGTCCCAGCTCACAAATTGTATTTTCCATGGTTGCTCGAGAGCACCTCCGAGTGTGATGTACCCCACATTGTGATGTTTCTCACACGGTTGCTCGAGAGCACCTCCGAGTGTGAGATTGCTCACATGGTTCCTCGAGCTGGGACCTTAGTCCCGATTTCGCGAAAGTGAGACGAAGCTCACATTTTGAGTTCCGGGATTTTCGCAACACCGGCGTTGCGTAATGGCTCGGGGCCGTCTCCGGAGGCGCACACCCCGGCCCCCGGCCTTCGGGGGCGCCCCCTCAGGCTTCGAAATCGCCCCTCTGAGGGCCCTTCTCGGGCCTCTGGGGGTGCCCCAGCCGACGGCGAGGCCCCCGCCGGAGCGGGGGCCTTCGGGTCAGCCTTCGAAGTCTTCCAGGACGTCCGCCAGGTCTGCGGTGTAGTAGCCGCCGAGCTCTTCGAAGAAGTCGATTTCGATGTCCATTGGGGTTTCCTTTCTCTCTTTCCCCCTTGTTGTACCTCCATTCTATCAACCGCCACCCCCCGTGTCAAGCCCAAGCGGTGTGTCCTTCGCCACATTTCCGGGGGCCATACGCCACGGTAACCTACCTCGCAGTAACTTTCGCCGACGTAGCGGTAACTTACCACCGGGTAACTTACCGGCCAGTAACCTTCGTCAGCGTAACCTACCACGGGGTAACTTACACCTACGTAGCAGTAACTTACGGTTACGTAGGTAAAAGCTGGCATTAAACGTTACAAAGAGGCCCCTTTTCGATTTTCGGGGGCGGATTTCGGGTACAAAGAAGACCGTTTTTGAATTTCGGGGCTCAAAGATAAAGGAAATTAGACCGTCGGTCGGCGGAACGGACAGTCCCAAGGCGCACACCACACAGCACCAGAGGGGCGAGCGGCACCCCCTCAGACGCACGAGGATCGATTCTGAGGCGATTTCAGCCCCTGACCCAAGCGACCCTACCAGGGCGACCCTGAAAACGCCACAGAGGGCAACCTCGTGATCCTGAGGCGCAACTGGGCCCGCGAGGAGGCGCACAGCCCAGGCGCACAGCCCCCCGCAGCGGAGGCGTGTGACGGATGTGACAAAACTGAACAGACGCAGAACACGTTGTTCTCAAATGGCACCAAACGACAAGAAGTGCGGATTCAGCGAGGGGGGATCCGCTTCTACATAAGGCATACATACCTAGATAATAACAGGGTTATAAGTTCAAAGGTATAGAATTAAGGAAATTATCTTAATAGTATAGATATACAGATATAATGTGTTAGTAAGTTGTGTGGGGGTGGTGTATGAGGAACGTTTTTCTTAGTGAGAACGATTCTCAATAAGAAGATGTATCGAAATTCTGACAGTCACTGTCAATTGAGAGTCACTGTCAGATTTCCCCCCGCCTGAACCTAATTTCACCCTGGACCCGCGGAAACTCGCCAATCTGTGTGGTGTGCGACGTGTCGGGTGCGCGCGGGCGCGTGATTATAACACAACTCCTCACAGCACCCGTGTGACCAAATTCACATTCCACGATTTGACTTGAAATCGATCCGCCCTTAGGGTAGAAATCGAGTTGAAATCGATCACGCAATGTGAGTCAAAATCGATCGAAAATACATTTTCGAGTGAAAGGAGAAATCGAAATGAAACGGATCAGTGCGGCGATCGAAGTCGCCGACGAAAATCTGTGTGCGCAAGAAATGCGCACACAGGCCGAACTCGAATATGGGACGAGGATCGTTCTCAATCCGAACTACGCGGACAGAATGATCCTGGTCTTCCCCGACGACGCACCCCCGACATTGAAGGAAGCGCTCAAACGCTTCGGCGTGACTACCGCCACCCCCTCCTCCCTGTGCGATGCGCTGTGCGACCCCGCAGAAGACTCCTCGGTCTCGGCGAGGAAGCGCTTGAGGCTTATGTTCCGTGAGTTCAAATCGAATCCGCTGTCGAGCGTGGACCTGCGCGGAAAGGACCCGGCGGACCCCGACAAAAGAGCCCGCAAACTCCGAGCGAAGCGCTTCAAGGAGGCCTTCTACACCACTCTGGCGGAGTTCATAGCGGCCAACCCCCATCTGAGCTACAAGGACTACTGGGACGCGGACCGCCGGCCCTATGAGAAGCAGTGGCCGGAGTACCGCAAAGCGGTCAAAAGGGCGAAAGACATTAGAGGAAGGGAATAAACAACATGACACGCTATACGATGCGCGCACGCCGCGAACGCGACACGCACATGTGGGTGGCCGTTCTGCTTGGACGACGTGGATACCACGGAAGGAGGTGCGATGTAGCATGACGATCGTAGCTTTTTTCGACCTCGCTCTCCTGGCGAGGCTGCCGGGCCGCACGATAGAACCCGCCGCGATGGACCGCCACGGCACTGTGCGCTCCGGGGACATAACGCTATACGGCCGTAACCCCTTTGCGCACTCGATATGCGTGCAGCCGCATGAAGACAAGCGGAAACCCTTCACGGTGGGGCTTGTGCGCGTTCGCACAATGCCGATGAAGGCGACGCTGGAGCTGTGCGATAGGCTCTCCAACCCCTTGATAGAAGTGGATGCGGTCGTGCACAAAGACTTGCCGCTGTTTTGCGTGTGCGACTTGGGCTACGGGATAGCGCCGGGCACCGTGATCGACGAGGGGGCCGTGCCCACCCCCGATTACCATGTGCTGTGGCCCGGTAAACCCACGACGAACACGGTGTGGACCGCAGTGGAGGACTACACGTGGTTCGAGGCGTTCTCGGAAGAGGGGTGCGCGACAGGCATAGCCTGCACACCCGCGTTGCATATGCAAAGTGAACGGAAGACGATAGACGAAAGGGGCGAAGGCTGACCGCGATGTACATAGCTTTGGAGGGCCCCGACGGCGTGGGGAAGTCGACCGTAGCAGCAGCTCTGAAAGAGCTCTTTCAGAGCCGCACCCGGTCCACCGCCCCCTTCTCCGGTGTGCGCATACGGCACTTCCCGACGGACATGATGATCTCGTGTGCGAATAACGGGGGCTATTGCCTGAATATGGAGGACTACGCGAGGGACATGGAGAACTGGCTCTCCTTCCGACCGGAGCCCGTGCTGTTTCCCAACACGCCGACCCCCGCCTCGAACGAAGAACAGCTGTACATCCTGGACAGGTGGGCGCTCAGCACCTCGGTGTACGCCTCTCTGCGAAATGAAAAGATCTCGGAGAACGTAGCGCTCACGCTGAAATGGCTGAACCGCGTTCCGCTGACGACGTTCGTGCTGATGCCCCGCGACCCCTCCAAGCTGACGGACCCTGACTTCCCCGGCCCCGACCCTTATAACCCCCTCGCGGTGACTGATGCGTACCGGAAGTTCCTGACGAACGCGTTCGTCGCGGGGGAGCTGTCGAGGTTCATACCGATCGTCGTGGATCCCCCCGTCGACACGCCCGACTCCGTGGCTGCGGAGATCGCCGAATGGACCACGGGCTTACAAAGGGGAATGTGACGCACATCGCACACGGGGCGCTTGACTGCCGCCCCGTGTGCGCCTAGACTGTAACTACGGCGGGACAACCGCCGACCTGAGAGAAAGGAACACATCATGGGGGCGATGCCCACTGTTGAGAACGCAGCCACTTGGTTCAATGCGAAAACCGTTACACACCACCTTGACGTCGTCGACCGCCAGGCGGCTTCGATCGTCGACACTCGCACAGCCGAGGGATCGACTGTGCGGTTCTACAACGCAGACGGGTTCGAGTACATGACGTTGAAGTCGGACAACGTGAGCACGCGGTTCGATGCTCTTCTCGACGAGAAACTGGTCGGTGTGCGCCACGCGGGAGACGGTCGTCTTTACGCGATCCTGAAAGACGGCGATAACATACGCGAGGAGCCCGTGGGCCCCTTCCCCTTCGTAGACGTGCAGGTGGGCCCGGGTTGTGAGTTCGGGCGCCGTATAACGGCGGTGGTCGTGGGGTACGGGCCGGCCGATGTGACGGTGAGCCTGGTAGCGCCGTTCGCAGAGCTCGTGACGGCGACCCGGCCTTACTCCGAGAGCGAAGCCGACTGGCTGCTTTAAGCATGACACGACGGGGCACCCCGTGCTCCGCAGAACGGAAGGATAGAAGAACATGATAGGAACTGCTTACACACCGGGGCTGTTGGCAGAACTGGCTAAGAAACCGGGCGTGAGAAGCTTGGAGATTCCGGTGTCGCCGAAGGGGCAGTGGGTGTCCTCCTGTACGAGGCGCTACACGGACGATTGGGTTTGTAAGACGACGCTCTTCGACGTTGGCGATGTGGAGTTGGCGTCTGTGACGGCAGAATACGAAGAAGACAGCACGCGGTTTGGTTTGATACTGGACCATGAAGTGGAGAAGGTCACGGTTTCTTCACAGTCTGCCGGGCTGTGCGTGTCTTTCGTCGTCAGCCAGTGGTTCGAAGAGGGCCTGGACAAGATATCCATCGTCCTCTCCCCCGCCGCTTCGGTGGAGCTCAAGTCTGAGATCGGTGCGGTGTCCGCGATCGAAGAGACGGCTACGACGTCGGACGTGATCACGTCGTTCTACGAAGATGAGACATCTGACGAGCCGTGGTTGGTCATCGTCGAGCCTTGCTGAAAGGAGGAATGACATGCTGTTCTACGATTACGAGGATTGCCTGTGCGCATGTATCAGGAATCGCGGTTTCGTGTGCGTGGATGCGAATAGCCCTCGCTTCGACGAACCCCTGCCCGCGTACTTCGACTTGACGACATGTGATGAGGCGGCGCCGTATACGAACCCCTACGGGGACGTTCTGCTGGTGCACCATCGCCTTCCGCCTGACATGTGCTATAACACTGTGTTGCAGGAACTAGTGCCGGAAGACTGGCCGAACATGTTCACGGTGGAGGACAACGAGCCGAACCCGTACACGGAGATGCTGCGCGGTGAGGTGAATGCAGACCTGGTTCAGTCCGTACCAGCTGAGCCTTGGGTTGAGGGGAAGACCCTTTATCGCGACGTGTGGCTGTCCTACGATAGGGGGGGTCGTACGATTCACGTTCACAGGAAGAACGATAGCGATGTAGCCACATGTCTTTTCGACATGAAGAAAGACGAGTTCATTCATACCTACCAGGTGAGGTGCATCGACTGATGACGCACAAGGACATCGCTCGGGCTATAGCGAACGCTTATGATACATCTGGTTCGGATGTGCGCTATTACAGGGCGGACGGTATGGTGGCCGTGAAGGAGAGCGAGGCGCAGTACATGTCCCGTTACAACCCGCTGACTAAGCGGCTGAGGGTGATGCTTTACCCGCACCACGAGACTATCGGGTTGTTCTATTTAGGATAGATTGAAAGGGGACGCTGAGTAGCATGGCTTTGAAATTGATTCCGCCCTGTCAGGGCAGCAAGCTGGGAGAGTACTACATCCGCTTCGAGGGCTCGATGTACGGCGTGCTGCACGTGGATAACGAAGCGCACACTGTAAACCTGGTCCCTCTCAAGGAAATCGGTAACATTCCGGTGTTCGTAGAACCGCTGGACCCGTACAAGACACACGGTGTGCGAGTGTTCGACTCGTCGAGTTTCCGCATGGTGCTGTGCTTCTTCGACCGTTTCTATGTGACGGTCGGTGATATGCACGTATTGGAGTTCGACAGCCCTCAGGCGTATATGGAGCACATGCGCACGTCTTTGTACGACGCGGTGTTGTTTCCGCCTGTTGCGGACGGCCAGGAAACGAACCCGTGGCGGACGTTGGCCCGGGCGGATGACGTGGGCACTGTGTGGATGTGCGATTTCTCTCCTCTGGAGGAAGGCGTCAACCCCGGCTCGGATAGCATGCTGACCCGGACTCTGTGCAGGCTGTGGAGAGAGGTAGACGGCTCTTTGACGCTGAAGCCTGCTCGGAGCTACGCGATCTGCGACGCGTGGGAGGAGAACAATTGTTCGACCGGCGCGTGGCGTTTGACGTCTGTTTGCAAACGTCAAACGCTGTAACGGGTAGTGATGTATTTCACAGGGCGGGGGCTTGACGGCCCCCGCCCTTTCCGTATACACTTCTTAATACGCATATAACCGAGAGAAGGGATTAATCAGTATGAGCTTCAAAAAACCACAGGACTACGTGGACGCACTGAAACGGCTTGAGGGGTTCCCGTTGATGGGCATGGAGATCCTGGATGGTCGCTTGTTCTTCACCAGCCTGTCCAGCCACGTAGCGCTCCCTTTGCGTAACAAAAGGAGAGATTGGGGTTATAGAGTGGGGCGCTATGGCTTGAACAATCTCGATGTGCTTGTGAGCTACGTGAGGTACGACGATCAGTTCAGGCAGGTTCGACTCTTCGACGAGTATGGCGGCGTTATCGCACATGTGGAGCTTCGGAACATCACCCGGAAGGAGTGGCTTCTCGGCGAGCTGTACGGTCAGAACCTGCACAGCTCGATGAACGTCAACCAATATAAGAAGTATGTAAGCCTTGCCAGTGGTGTGGTGTTCACAGCGGAGGCCGACGGTTTGACGGGTGCCTTCGTGAACTGGCTGTCCATCGATTCGCCGGTGGAACACATCCTCGATCAAGGGGACGCGATATACATCGAAACCGCAGTGGGTCATGCTGTCGAGCTGCTTTTCAAAGACGGAGACGCGGCTGATGAGTAAGGACGAGAAGCTGCTCCAGCATGTATTCGACCTGTTCCACCCCCTTGTGCGAGACGGGTGGACCGTAGACCGCATTGTCGACGCGGCCAACAGAACGACGTTCTTCTTCGTCAACGGCGCCTCGGTGTACTTGAAGAAGTCTGAGTTCACGGTTGACCACCCGGCGCCTACCGTGCTCACGGTGCCCCTCAAACGCATGGCGCGCAGACGGACGGGAGATGGGTCGTACGCGTGGCGGCTGTTCGACAGAATGAACGACGTCGTCTCCGTGATCGGGCTGTCCCAGCCGACCGATCCGCTACCGGTCTTCGTCTCCCGTATGAGGGAGACGCTGGTGGGTTCCCGCGTTCAGTCCGTGTCAGCGTCGGACGGCGGACTGTGCCTTCACCTGGACGACGACTACGACGCCGTGTCGAACGGCGCCTCTCGTGTGCGCATTGACGCGAATAGGGTTCCTTTCACGGTGGGCTGCGTCGACGTCAACAGTGGCGACGGCTTCGACATGCTACGCATCTGCGCATCCGACCGCGACGACCGAAAACCCGTCGTGATGTTCAGACTGGACCAAGACATACTAAACGGAAAGGAGCTGTCGTTCGATGTTATCTGACAAGGACATTAAAAAACTGGCGAAGAGCAAGGAACTGGTGTACCCGTTCCGTGACGATTGCCTTCAGCCTGCTAGCTACGACGTGCACCTGGGCCCGTACTTCCTCGACACGAAGACAGGTAAACGGCATGTGGCCTGGGGCTCACAAGGTGAGTTCGTTCTCCCTCCCGGCGAACTGTGGCTCGGCGCGACCTTGGAGAGGTTCTATCTTCCAGCGAATATCGCCGCACAGGTGGAGGGCCGGTCGAGCTGGGGCCGCCTCGGGCTGTTGACGCACATCACCGCCGGCTTCATCGACCCCGGGTTCATGGGGGTGATCACCCTGGAGCTGTACAACGTCAACTCCTACCCGCTGATCCTTCCGACGGTTTTCGACCCGTCGTTGGATTCGACCGGTGTGGAGCCGATAGCACAGGTGTCGTTCATGAAGCTTTCATCCAAGGCTAGGGAACCGTACGACGTCAAGGGGCATTACCGTAACCCAATCGGACCCCAGCTGTCTCGTCTCAAGGGGTGTGTGAAGAAACGGTAATGGATATCGCCGACATCTGGGGGGGCGAGGAATGGGTCAAGCAGGCGCGCTGCAAGAAGAGCGACATCGGAATGGACCTGTTCTTCGCCCCCCGCGAGGGGGCCGACGTGGAGGACGACCCCTACTATGCGCGGGCCAAGTGGGTGTGTTCGATTTGCCCTGTGCGACTTGAGTGCAGAGACTATGCGGACCGCGTTGAAAAAGGGCAGAAGAGGCTGTTCGGCGTGATAGGCGGGGAAGACTCGTTCGAGCGCCGGGCCAGGAGAGAAGAGGAGGGTAAGCTGTGAGGCAGTTGTTGTACGGAAAGAAGGGGTCGCTTGTGGGCTGGTTCGCCGTCAATACAGATGACACACTGGAGTATGTGCCGACGTCAAGTGAGGCGATGCACAACTCGTATCGGGTGACGGTGGAAGACGCCAAGGGTAAACCGTTCCGTGCGATCAGCATCGGGTACGCGTTGGAGCGGCAGATCTTCTACACGTGCAACGGGATTCGAATGATTCTGGTAAAACAGGACGAACCCCCGTTCCACCCTGGAAAGGCTCCGTCCGGGTACTACTACGACGCGTCTAGGCATACGGTGGACCGCTTTTACGACCCGCCGTTCCACGTGAAGGGTGAGGAGTGTCCCGTCGACTCGGTGACGGGTATCCTAAAGTCTCAGGGGTACGTATGGTGCCGCCGTAAATACGATGGAACCGAGTTCCTCCTGACGAAAGACCTTGAAGGCAAAGCCGATGTGGACAAATACTACATTAAGGCATTCTCGATCGGTCTGAACATGGACATTATGGTGCGTTCGATCGATATTTCGTGTGCTAAATTCGAGGTTGTTCGATCATGATCGAACAACCACTCGAACTCACACCTGAGCAGGAAGGGAAGGTGGAGGCCATCTTCGCACAGCGGGATGGCCTCCGGGCCGCTTTGGATGTGTCGGACACAGGAACAGGAAAGACCCTGTGTGCGGTGGAGGTTGCGAAGCGGCTAAACCCGACTACGACGCTGATTGTGGGGCCGGCGAAGCCGCAGATCGTGGCGGCGTGGAAGAAGACGTTCACCCGGCAGGGCGTCGAGCTGCCGTTCAAGCGGATCGATTCGAAGCACCTCGGTCATTTCGACGATCTGAAGGACGGAGTTCCTGGCGTTTACTACGTGGGCCGAGAGTATCTCGGCTTGTCGGACTTGAATGGAAAGAATGCGGAGAGGGGCAAGAAGAACCTTCTTCCCTGGATTAAGGCCAAGCCGGACTTCGTGGTGTACGACGAGGTGCAATCGGCGTCGAACCGTAAATCCGGACGGGCTAAAGCCATGTGGAGCCTTCGGAATGCTGGCTTCAAGCTGGCCATGTCGGCGACGCCGCAGGGGAATCGCTTCGAGGGCTTATGGTCTATCTGCCGCTGGCTGTGGTGGGGCTTGGAGGACCCGGCTCGTGTCCCGTTGTCCAGCGACAAACGTGATTGGTTGTATGTGGAGGGATCGTTCCATCGGTGGAAAGCGAGGTGGTGCGTCGTCCAGGACAGCTGGATACACGACCGCTACGGTAGGCTGCAGAAGATTGAGACGATCGTTTCGGAGAAGCAGCCGGGTGCTTTTCTTCGATCTCTGCCGTGTGTTGTGGGTTTGCCGGCTGATAGGAAGCCGGTAGATACGCGTATCGTCGAATGCGATCTGACGCGCAAGCAACGTGAGATATACGACAGCCTGCAGTATGAACTGATTACGGAGATCGAGGGTGGCTTGTTGGTGGCGTCCCTTCCTATTGTGAAGCTTGTGCGCTTGCGCCAGGTGGCGCTAGGTGAGCCGTGCATGGTGTACGATCCCGATATCGATATGGACCGAGTGACGTTCGACCCGGACTGCCGCTCCAGGAAACTCGACATGCTGAACGCCTTGATCGAGAAGCACCATCCGCATGACAAGATGTTGGTTTTCACGTCGAGCCAGCGGTTCGCAACCGCGATCGCACACCGGGTATGTGCGAAGACAGCCCTGTACACGGGCGCGCAGTCGGCTAAGGCACGTAGTGAGGCATTTGCAGGCTTCACAGAGGGTGATGTGCAGGTTTTGCTGTGCACTGTCGGCGCCGCCGCCGAGGGCCTGGACGGCCTGCAGCGGGTGTGCCACACGGAAGTGTGGCTGGACGAGGACCTGAATGGGATGTTGTGCGAACAGGCGAAGGGCAGGCTGAACCGGATGGGTCAGCCTGCCGAGCGGATTGTCCGCTATTACTTCCAGGCTCGGGACACGATGGACGACGGCACGTTCCAGCATCTCGCACGGCAGGCGGAGAACAATCGTTCAGTACTGAACAAGTGAGCTATATCACACAGCCCCGGCTTGCACTGTCGGGGCTGTGCGTGTACGGTGGAGGCACAAGCCAACCGAGAGAAAGGACTACATCATGACGATCACGGAGTTCATCGACGACCTTGAGAAGGCTCGTGCCAAGTATGGCGACTTGAAGCTGTTCGTGGCGAGAGGAAACCAACTGTACCCGGTGGAATCGCTCGACCTGTTCGACTGTCGCGTGGGGTACAACGAGCATTATGACGAGTTCTTCGAGTCGAACAATACCGGGTTCGGCGCCGAAGAGGCCGTCGGTCTCGGGTAAACGGGAAAGGAGGAACGAAATGGACGACTACATTAAAGAGCAGTTAAAGGACAACTTCATACTGTTTGACAATTTGGATAAACGGTATGCCTTCATCCCTGCGCTTAAGAAGTGGTTGGACGTCAACGGTGCGGATTACTGCCTTGGGCTAGCGAACATGCGCAACCTCATGGAAAACGACCTGCTCTACTTCGCACCTGTGCCCTTCATTCAACACGTGTGGGGTCAGCGGGATACTCAACGAGCCGCTCTGGAACCGCACACCACACTGAGGTATAAGGACGGGCCGATCATCTTGCACAACACGGGCGACACACCCGCTGTCATCGAGTGCAAACACATTATCAATTTAGCGATAAACAAGGGCTGGGCGCTTCAACTGGTATGAGGAACGACGAACTACTGTCACTGTTCACACCGCAGACGCGGCGAGACAAGCAGATCCGGGTGGGTGCATCGAACCTTTCCAACCCGTGTGCGCTGTGCCTGGCAGAGGACATCCTTCCGGGCATCAAGGACAAGAGCGGCGTTGAGCTCAAGCCCCGCGAGATGCGGGAGTCGAACTTCGTCATGGGGGCGCGGATTGGAACGGACATCCACCGGGGTTTGGAGTATTGGGCGAAGCGGCTCTTCCCGAAGTGGGAATTGGAGCAGCGCTTCGAACTTGGCCTCTATGAGAACTACGGGCTGATCCGGTCCACGGCAGACGCTTACGACCCGGAGGACGGGACGATTGTGGATTACAAGACGACCACTCGCTCCAAGCTGAAGGCGCTCAGCGCCGTGTTCGCCATGCACGGAGACGTGCCCGACGTGACGGGTGACAGCGCTAAAGCCAAGTACATCGCCTACGTCGCACAGACCCACCTCTATGCGCTCGGCAAGGAGCGCCGCGACGGCGAGGGGACTGTGCGCAAGATCAAAGTCGTTTTCATTCCGAGGGACGCTTCGCAGGTGTCCGATGTGGAGATCTTCACACTTGATTATGATCGTGAGAAAGCCGAGCAGGTATGGCAGCGAGGGCAGCACATCATCGATGCCTTGTGCGATGGCTTCACAGACTTCCCGTCGTATCCTGGTTGCTACCGTTGCAACGTGTTAGCCGTTAAGAAGACCACGTAGGCGGTGCTTTTGTATGAAAGAACAAGACGATATCCTGGAGTACGGTTACATATCAGGGCTCATCGACAGCCTCGAAGAGAGGAAGAAGGAACTCGCCGCTGCTATCAAGCAAAGGCTGAAGGTCGGTGAGTCCGGAGTAGCTGGCCCGTACATAGTTACGCGAAGGGAGGTCCACCGTTTCGATATATCGAAGGCTGAAAAGACTCTATCTGGAGATACGCTTCGACGTTGCTATGTTCAAAAGCTGGATCCGAAAAGAGTGAAATCACTGGCTTCGGCAGAGGAATATCTCCAGTGCCTTAAAAGCACAGAACAGCTTTACATCCGTCAAGAGAAAGGAGAAGACGAATGACAGATTTCGACATCGAATCATTCATCATCAAACCCGACGAACTCAGCAAACCCGAGCAGATCCTCGTCTACTCCGACTACGGCCAGGGGAAGACGACGTTCGCCGCTTCGGCCGCTAAGTTCGAGCCCACCTCGCCTGTGCTGTACCTCGACCTCGAAGGCAGTACGACAGGCGTCACACGCGATGTTCCACCGGAAAACATCGACATCGTTAGGCCTAAGAACATGCCGATACCAGAGGGCATGACCAAGGAGGAAGGCTGGATCCACAACACGGACCGCATTCTTGTGGCCTTCCTCACAGGCGAGATGCCCCGTGAGTACAAGACGATCGTCATTGACCCGCTCAACGTCTACAACGATTGGTGCGCGGATCACTTCGAAGCCGTCGAGATGGCCAAGCAGAACCCCAACAAGTTCGCCATCTGGACGGAGGCAGCCAAGAAGACCACTGGATCGAACGGGATCTTCCCGCTTCTGAAGGACGCCGGGGTTCTGTCCATCCTCGTCGTCCACCAGAAGACCGATGACAATGGCGTGGCGGACTTCGCCTGGCGCGGATCCGGCTCGCGGGCCAAGGTTGGACAGACGCCCGACGTGGTGGTACATTTGTCACTGGACACCGACCGGAAGACAGGAGCGTCGCACACGGAGGCGCAGATGTTCGCGTCTCGAACGATCGGGGCCAAGAACCGCTTCAACCTTCCTCCGTTTGTGGAGGACCTGACCATCGAAAAGCTCTGGAAGCTTTGCGACAACCACTGAGAGAGGAGAACATTATGGTACGCAAACCTGCTTACAAGGCATTCAAACTCGACGATAAGGAACTTAAGTCCGCTCTCGGAGCCGACGGCCATTTCGGAGGCCGCGGCGGTGCGGTCAAGGTTCCGGCGCCCGGCGTCTATCGGGCGATCATCTGCGACGTGGAGAAGGGCGAGTACAAGTCTGCTGCCAACGCCGGGCTGCCGCGTCTCGTCGTCGATCTGAAGATCATCGAGGGGCCTGTTGACGACTACGACGGCGCCATCGTCAAAGATTTCAACGTCCCGCTTCAACCGCACTGGAAGAACGGAAAGCTCAACTACAGTTTCCCGAACTTCTGGGAAGCCGTCGGCGCTTACGACCCTGACGAGGGCTTCCTGATCCCCGAGGACGAAACCGAACTGGTCGACCCCGACCAGACGGTCCTCGTCAAAATCGGGAACCGCCACAACGATCGGGGTTACGTAAACGCAACGGTCGAGTCCTACTACGTGGACGACGGAAAGCGAGAGCTGGAACAGCTCGGCGAGCCGCTGAAGCCCAAGGTCGTGCAGGACGCACCCGCGGCTAAGGTGCAGCCGGCCCGGGACACGACGAGAAAGTTCAGCATCGGTTAAGAGGAAGGAGTGAGGAACGGCCCCAACGGGGCCGTTCCTGCTCTATAAGACAACGTCGGTTCAGAAGAGAGAGAGGAAGAGCAGATGGAAGCAATAGAATTCCTGGACGCGATATACAAAGACATCGAGGGTTACATCAACATTGTGACGATGGACCCCCTCGATGAGGAAGAGACTGTCAAAAGCAAGTTCATCGCGTGGCCGGACAAGCGCGACCTCGCACAGCGCTACCTGTCCATCCGCGAAGACGAGAACATCTACTGCTCAGTCGGCGTGTTCTCGGGCAAGAGCCGTTCGGGCGACGACGAAGGAGCTATGTGCGGTGTCGTGTGGGCCGAGGCGGACACCTGCCCGCCGAGCGAGTTCGAGGTTGAGCCGACTTTGGTTGTGCGCACATCGAGGAACCGCACGCATTGCTGGTGGATCCTCAACGAGCCGCATCAGCTGGCCGAGTGCTCCGAGGTAGCGAGGTCTATCTACCAGAAGCATCGCGATAGAGGATGCGACTCCGGCTGGCAGACGTCCAAGCTGCTTCGGGTGCCGGGATCCGTCAACACGAAGTACGGCGCCGACTACCCTGTGCGCGTCGTGGAGAACACCGGTGCCGTCTACACGTTGGACGAGATCAAGGCGGCCTACCCCGTTGTGTGCCTCGAAGAGGCGAAGAAAGTCGGAGAAGCCCCCCCGATGTGCGATGACGAGCAGCTTCGAGTAATCGAGGACAAGCTCAAGACGCAGTCACTGCGGTCTATGTATTTCGACGAGATCGAAGACGGTCGACAGAGCTGGTCTCAGACAGCCAAGAAGTTTCAGATGGAACTCTTCCGAGCTACGTTCAGCGACAACGAGGTGTATCAGCTGATGCTTCGCGCGCATTGCAACAAGTACAACCCCGTCTACGCCGGTCGAAAAACCAAAGAAGGCCATGCCATTCCGAGGCGAGATAATTGGGAACAGTGCACGTGGAAAGAGGTCGAGAAATTCAGTAAGGAGTATAAAGACAGTTTCACGCACCTCGACGAGAACGGGATCGCTCTTGGAGATGAGAGCTTCGCAAACGCTATTCGCGAGTATCAGACGGGCGAGATACAGCTCCTGACAGACGATGAGGTGGCGTTCGTCGAAAGTGACGACAATCCGACGTTCATCAAGGATTACATCGACTATGGTCGCACAGTGACGGACACTGCGGACGCATATCACGCCGCGTTGGGTATTGTGACGCTGGCGACGACGATCGGTGCCTTTGGGTCGATCAACACGACGGGCGACGATGAACAGGGGCTTCGCTTCTGGCCGCTCATACTCGGTCCTTCCGGTACTGCGCACAAAACAACTGCGGTGAACGGAGCTCAGACGGTCATCGACCTGTGCGGTACCCTGATAGGGCGCACCAATAGCATCAAAGTGGCGAGCGACTCCACCATCCAAGCCATGAAGCGTGACATCGCCCCGTTCCACAACACGCCCACATACATGGCGCTCGATGAGATCCAGGATAAGTTCAGGGATATCATGGATAACCGCGGGTCGTGGAACGGGTTCGATGCCGGCTTGTGCAAGCTGTTCAGCGGAGAGGTCGAGATGACTCGTCGTATCACCACGGAGGGCGTCGATCGCGCCAACGCACACCTCAACGTCATCCTCACGGGTATCTACGACGAGTCGATCGATATTCTTGAGATGCGCAACTTCAAGAACGGGTTCCTAACACGCTTCACATGGGTGACGTATATCGAAGAAGACAATGAGGGTAAGAGCGACGATAAGCCGAAGATCGCAGCTATGTTCAACAGTCGCCGCAAGTTCGGCAACAGCAAGGACCGAGACAGGAAGGCGCAGAAGCTCGCTCATACACTGGCGGGTCGTGTCAATCAACTGTGCCGTGTGTGCTACAAGACCGACGACGTGCCCGATGTGGAACAGCGCTTGCAGGAACGGGACCTCGACGTGAACCGTATTCTCCTCGACGTGGACGACGAAGCGCTCGACCGCTACGAAACATGGTGTCTTAACGTACAGCGCTTCGACATCGTCGAGGACAAGTCGTCGATCTTCGAGTCGGCGTTCCGCAGGTTGTGCATCACCGTCCCTCAGGTCGCCGGGCTGTTCAGCCTCATGGACCGGGACGACGGCGTCATCACCAAGACACACATGCTTAACGCCATCTACTATGCCAACCACTGGGTGCGGTGTCTGCTCAAGGCGCTCAACGACGTCACGGCCAGCCACTACGTCAAGCAGCAGGAATCGGTCATGACGTTCATCCGAACGCACTGCGATAAGGCGAACCACGCTATCCTGTGCACAAAGGTCCGGGATAAATTCCCCGAATTGGACGAGTGGACGTACAAGAACATCATCTCTTCGCTGCGGGGCAGAGGCCTTATCTCCGGCCCCGTCGAGCTCGAATACATCCGAGGTAAGGGTAAGAGCAAGAAGTCCAAGGGTTGGTTCTACACGATGGTGGTGGACGAATGAGAACTGTGCGATTCTATCTGGCCTCCGGCGACATCGAGATGTTCCAGGAGGTGGCTGTGGCTGCCAGTCCAGAGCTCGGACCCCTCGACTACGAGTGGTCCGACACCGAAGAAGGCGCCGCCGTCTTCGACCTCGAACCGTGGGACGACTGCGGCATCGACACGGCAGCTCAGTGGTTTGCTGGTGTTGTGCGACGCTATCTACTGGACAACGGTGCATGGTCGTCGCCGTTCGGCGGAGAATGGTCGAAGATCCTATTCCTCGACATCGAGTCCCACGGAGTCGAGAAGCGCTGGTCCATGCCGCCGCGTGAGTTCTTCCGCCTCGGCCAGTACGCATGGGGCGAGGGCCCAGTCGTCTTGACGGAAGACTACGACGAGGTTATGGGAGCTATTCGGAGAGCCGATGGAGTGGTGATCCACAACGGACACAACTTCGACTTGTCCGTGCTGTTCGGCAAAGACAGCGACGAGCCGCTTAAAATGACGATGGATCGTAAAGTCATCGACACTATGGTGCTGGCGAACATCGCCTACCCCGCCCCATCCGTCTACCTGGACAGGACAGGACGCCGCGTCGTCACCGACCTCAGCCCTTCAAATGTGCGCAGATGGCTATCGCTCGACAACCTCGCACACCACCTGGGGTTGGAAGGCAAGGTCATGGACTTGAAAGACCTCGCCAAGCAGTTCAACCTCCCGGGGACGAAGGTCGCCGATCTCGACTTCGGACTGATTCCGCTCGACGATCCGACGTTCCGCGAATATTCCGAACAGGACGTAGTGGTGCTCAGGGGTATTTTCAAGGAGCTCCTGCTCCGTCATGAGGTCGACGAGTACGATTGGCGCGAGCAGCTGAAGGCTGCCATCAACGCGCAGATGTCGAGGAACGGCTTCCTCATCGACGCCGACAAGGCGTATGACAGACTCTACGGGTTGGCGGACAGGAAGGAGAAGCTGCTCGATTACCTGCACAGGTCGGTGGGCATGCCGCTCGATTCCAAACAACCTTGGCGGACGACTAAAGGTAAGCAGTGCGTCCTCGATGCTCTGGCTGCGTTCGGTGTGGATGAGTTCACGCACCCTGAGTGGCCACGCACACCGACGGGTGCTCTGCAGCTGTCCGGCAGCGTCGTACAGAACCTCCTGAGCGGCCACGGAAGCCACGCTGAGGCCTTCGGAAAGGTGCTGGGCGAACTACTGGGCCAGCGCTCACTTGCGCAGCTCACAATCGATTGTCTGCAGCCTGATGGCCGGGTGCACCCCGAGGTCGACGACCTTCAGCGCTCCGGACGCTCGTCGACGACGAAGCCCGGCCTGACCGTGTGGACGGCTCGCGGAGACAACGCCGTGGAGAAGTCCTATTTCATCCCGGACCCGGGCTGCAAGCTGGTGTCGTTCGACTACTCGAACGCGGATGCGAGGATCGTCGCCGGCTACGCACAGGACCCCGCTTATCTGAAGAACTTCCTTCCCGGCGCTGACCCGCACGAGATCACGGGTCGAGCCGTCTGGGGCGACGAGGAATACGAGGCGCACATGCCGGACGGCTGGGAGACGGATAAGGAGGCGCGCAAGCGCAACCCCTACCGCCAGAAGGCGAAGGCACTCTCGCATGCCTGGAACTACGGCGGCGGAGCGAAAACGATCTCCAAGGCGTCTGGTCAACCGCTCGACGTGGCGGAGCACTTCGTCGAGAAGATGGCGGAGGCTTACCCTTTGGTTGTGCGGTGGCGTCAGGACTGCGCTGATCAAGGTGAGAGCGGCTTCATCTACAACGCGTGGGGCCGGCGTATGAGCGTCAACATCGAGCGATCGTACACCCAGTCCTCGGCGCTCATGGGGCAGTCGGGTACGAGGGAGATCATGACCGACGCGCTCATCCGCATGCTGAACTGTGATATCCGTCTCATTCGCTGGCTTCGCGCGCAAATCCACGACGAGCTGATTTTCTCGATCCCCGAAACCGAGCTAGACTGGGCGGTGCCGAAAATCGCCGAGCTGATGTCCACGACGTGGAACGGAGTCGAGTTCACAGCCGCACACGGGCAGCCGGCAGATGACTGGGAGCACGCCTCCCACTGACGAAAGGAGAAACGTATGACGAAAGCAACGCTGTACACGAAGCCTGGCTGCGTCCAGTGCAAGATGACGAAGAAGGACCTGACGAAGAAAGGCATACCGTTCGACGAGGTCGACATCACCGAGGACCACGACGCTCTGTCGTTCGTGTTGAGTCTCGGTTACAAGCAAGCCCCGGTTGTGGTGATCGGCCAGACGCATTGGAGTGGGTTCCGCCCCGATATGGTCAGGAAGTTCATTTGATGAATACAGTTGACAGACAGTATGAGGATCTTCTCGCCGATGTGTTGAAGAATGGTGTGGAGAAGAAGGATCGCACAGGGGTGGGGACGCTGTCCGTCTTCGGACGGCAGATCCGTTATGACCTGAATAACGGTTTCCCGCGTATCACGACGAAGTTCGTGCCCATGAAGGCTGTTAAGGGCGAACTGCTGTGGTTCCTGTCCGGCGACACGAACATCAAGTGGTTGAAGGACCATGGCATCTCCATCTGGGACGAGTGGGCCGATGCAGACGGCAACCTCGGGCCAGTGTACGGACACCAGTGGCGTTCCTGGCCTGCACCAGACGGAAAGGGCATCGACCAGATATACGAGGTCGTTGAGAGCTTGAAGGCCGATCCGGACTCCCGCCGGCATATCGTGTCGGCGTGGAACGTCGGTGACTTGGACGCCATGGCTCTTGCGCCGTGCCATGTTCTATTCCAGTTCTATGTAGCGGGCGGCAGGCTCTCGTGTCAGCTATACCAACGCAGTGCGGACCTGTTCTTGGGCGTGCCTTTCAATATCGCTTCATACTCCTTGTTGACGCACATGATCGCACAGCAGACAGGCTACGACGTAGGTGAGTTCATTTGGACAGGCGGAGACTGCCACGTATACAAGAACCACGTGGTGGCTGTGCGAGAACAACTCAGACGCGAACCCTATCCATTTCCCGAGCTCAGCCTCAAGAAAGCACCATCGATATTCGACTATCAAATGAGTGATATATACGCATCGGCAGGGTACAAACACCACCCCGCCATCAAGGCCCCGGTGGCTGTATAATCGAAGACCCATCGTAGAAAGGACGAGATTTTGACTGTTAACATCGACCCGATCTCCACAGTGGAGGAGTACGTGGAACAGGCGGATTGGCGCGTCAACGCGAACGCGAACCAGGGCTACTCCGTCGGCGGCCTCATTC